GTCCTGGTCCTGGTGTTGTTGCTGGTGCTGGTCCTGGTCCTGTTGCTGGTGCTGGTCCTGGTGTTGTTGCTGGTGCTGGTCCTGGTGTTGTTGCTGGTGCTGGTGCTGGTGCTGGTGCTCGTGCTGGTGTTGTTGCTGGTGCTTGTGCTGGTGTTGTTGTAGCATTACAATTTTGAGATACATTAAGTTTGGCATCATCTCCAAGATCAGCATAACCTACCGTATTATTATTAATACATACGGTTAAACCAGATTGTACATCATAATTTCCATAATATCGTGTAGGTATTCCTGTGGCACAACGCGGGTCAAAATTTTGTGTTATAACATTTTGTGTTAAATTAGTTGTAGCACCTGCAGTATTACTAATTACACTAGCTGGTAAATCTCTCTGATATACACTATTAACACAATTACAATCAGAAAATTGATTAGTAACATTTAAATCACGTAATGTTTTAATTGCAGGAGTTAAAGTAGGAGCATTATTATAAGCAAGTGCCTCATCTCTATATGGTCCATAACGTTTTTCCGTTCGAGATGTATAATTGACACGTTCATCATTAACTTTATTACAAAAACCAGTATAAAAAGCACTACACTCTGCCTTTGGCTGAAAAGTAGAAGTATTTCTAATAGGTTCATGATGATTAGCACCATTAAAAGTACAAAGTTGTGTCATGTTATCAGTATCTTCAAAAACTTTAACGCTTAGAGTTATAGGATATACTTCATTTGAACTACTATCATATCTAGGTAATGAAATAGGAATTACCTTCTGATTTGTGCAACAAGCTCTCTTTTTTAAATAATTTGCAAAATTACTATCATTTGTAAATGTATGTCTATTTATTAAAAAATCTTTAACATATTTTCCTAATTCAGTATCAGTTCTTAATATACTATTATTATTTAGTTGTAATTCATTTCCCATTAATATTATTTAGATTTAAAAAATTTAAAAAATTTAAATTTTTTTTTTCTAAACATTTTATATGGGAGGTAAAAATAAATCAGAGATTAAAACACAAATTACAAATGAATTAAGTACAGAAATTAATAATAAAACTACAAATATTAATAGAGTTACTAATAGTGCTACTACTGAATTAACACAATCAATTTCAAATAAGGCTGAAGCATCAGTTCAGACCACAACTATTGGTATTAATGAAACAGATATAGGTGAAATAATAATAGAAGCTGGTGGTACAGCAAATATAGAACAAAATCTTAAATTAGCTGCAGTAACTGATGCACTTATTTCAATATTAACTGATGCATCTCAAAAACAAACTAATATAAATGATTTGACTGATAAAATTAAAAATAAAATAGCTAATGACCAAAATCTACAACAAGATGTAGATTTTTTAGCAAAAATTGGAAAATCTACTTCAGACGCTGGTGGACCAGAAGCTTTCGTAAATGCATTAGCCGATACAGTTCAAACTCTTATTTCTACTATAGGTAATATAGGTGGAAGTTCTTCATCAACAGATGAAACAGAGATTCGAAATATTATTAAAACTACAATAAATAATGAAGTTTTAAATGAAAATGAAGTTAATAATCTAATTTCAACAAGTATAAAAAATAGTATGGACCAATTAGGAACAGGTAAGTGTAAAATAGATACTACTGGTGTAAATACTCTAAGAAGTAGAAAACTCTTAATAGGACAGGATGGTACATTTAATTTTAAGCAAACACTTGATATTAGCTCTTTTACAACTTGTATTATTGAATTAAAATTAGCATCAAATCTGGCATCTGACTTAACAAATAATTTTGTAGTAGATACAAGTAGTGATACAACTAATAAGCAAGGTGTTGATACTAAAGCAAAAATGGGTGCAGAAATACAACTAAAAGATGAGAAAACGTCAAGTATAGCGAAGTCTTTTGATAATCTGGTAAATAAGGTAGGTGATGTAGCTGGTGATATAGCTGGTGTAGCTGGTAATATAGTTGGTGCTCCAATGTATATTATTGGTGGTATAGTTGGTGTAATAATACTTATTATAGCTGCTGTAATTTTAATACCTATGATGCGTTCGATGGGTTCATCTAATAAAAATAACAATAATGAGACAGCCCCTGATGATACAGACTTTGATGACGATGGGTCTTCTAATGATGATGGTAGTATCCAAAAGGGTGGTGGTATAAATGGTAATATTTATTTATTAGCTAGTTTTATTACAATATTAATTTTAATTGCTAATAAATCATTACCATTATGTGGAGTTTTACTAATAGTAATAATTTTATATTTAGTTAATAAAAAAAACCCTAAATTATTAGGTTTAAACAACTAAATTTTTTTTTAAACTATTTAAGAAAGATTTTATAATTAATAACAATGGATATTAATTATAAAAAAGAAGAAAATGATATTAAATTAAAAGGAGATATTGAAGGTATGTATTCATTATCATATAAAGAAGATGCTGATTTACTTTCAACTATTATAAAAGAAAAATTTGGAGATGTTAAAATATTAGATGGTACCTCAGGTATAGGAGGTAATTCTATTTCATTTGGATTAAATTTTTCAAATACTATATCAATAGAAATAAATAAAGAACGATTTGAATACTTGGAAATTAATACAAAATTATATAATTTAACATCAATTTTATATAATGATGATGTGTTAAATCATTTAAACGATAATTATGATTTAATTTTTATTGATCCACCTTGGGGGGGTCCAAATTATAAATTAGAAACATCTATTTCATTATCTTTAAGTAATATAACATTAAAAGATTTAACTAAAAAATTAAGAATACTTGGTAAAATAATTGTTTATAAATTACCTTTTAATTATAATTTAAATGACTTTTCAGAACATAATTATGAAATATATAATATAAAAAACTATTTAATTATAATGATTTATTAATCTTTACGGTAATAGAAAAGCAAATATGCATTTCTATTTTGAATATGTTCTTTTTTAGTTATATGAATTGGTTCAGAACCATCATTAAAAAGATACCAATTATTATCTAATCGATTTTTTACTAATGATGTATAGTGTCCCGAATTTGTGCCTAAAAAATCAAATTCTTGATGTAAATTTACACCAATTAAATTATATTTTGATTTTTTAATAAAAGGACTTTTTATATGAAAATATTTACTCATATCTAAATTATATAATGGATAATTAATTTTGTTAATTATTTTTTTTGGTATACTACCTGAAAAACGTTTAATATGAATTACTAAAATTTTTGGAGTTTTCCAAAGAAGAGTTTGTTTATATCCCTTATTTTTAATTCCACACATTTCACAATTATACATATTATCTTTATCTAATTGTTCTTCTTTAATTAATTCATCTAGACAATCTATTAATAAAAATTCTTTTTTTGGATCATTAAATGGTATTGCAATTTGAAGAGTTGTAAATGGTTCAAAATTCATTGATATATTTGAACAACAACTACATTTAGTTTGAATATAAAACATTCCATTAAACATTTCTTTTAATGGAGAATATTCATTTTTTTGGAAATTTTGCCAAGCTATATTTGCAAGTAGATTGGTATAATTTATATTTTTTTCAAGTTCGTTAAATTTAGGAATAAATTTTACTTTTACACCAATTTCTTCTTCGAGAGTTGAAATTAAAAAACTTAAAAATTCTTGAGAATCTTGGTGATTTTTTTCATTCCACATATCATTTTTTTGTCCAATATTATGTTTAAAAGATGTTGGTGTAATTGCTATATCATCATGAGTCATAGATGCAAAAAATAGACGAAATAGTTCATAGATTAAACAATTTTTAATATAATTATCATCACCCTTACTTTTATATTTAAGTATATCCGAATAACTACATGTGTAAATAAAATCAGCAAAAATAGGAATTTGTTGTAATATATGTAAAATTGAGTTCATATAACATGTAATATCACCAATATTATTATATCTACATATACCATATTTTATTTTTTCATAATCTTCTGATATCATTTAAATATATTATTAAAAGTAAAAATTACTTAATTCATCAATTTTTTTCTCATTTAAAATAATTATGAAATTTAATATACATAAAATAATGGATTTAAAAAATCCTTCAGATTTAGATAATTATAATCCAAATAAACCTATATTTTATAAAAATTATCTTTTTCATTATTTAATAATGTTTGATAAATTAGAATTATTAAAATTAAATAAGCATCCAATTTATAAATTTAATGAAGAAAATTTAGATGGATTAATGTTAGCAGCTAAACATAATAATATGCCTATACTTAAATATTTAATTAAAGAATATCCTGAAGAAGCTCAAAATCATAATTCAGAAGGATTAAATTTTATTAATTATATTATAAATCCTAATAAAATAATTAAATTAATAAAAGATTATCCTGATATTAATTGGGAATATTTATTTAAATTTAAAAATGAAAAAAATATATATTTTTATTATTTTATGATTTCAAAATTAACTGTAAAAAATGTAGAATGGTTTATATCAAAATATAAATTTAATCCATATTATACATTAAGTTCAATAATATTAAATAAAAAGTTAAATGATTCTGAAAAAATAAATATTTTTGATAAATTTACTGATAAAGAAATTAACAATAAAAATTATGATTATGAAGGATTAATTATAAATTTAATAAATTCAGAAAATATAATATTAACTGAATATTTTGTTAAAAGAAATATTGATTTAGAATATGTTACTAAACCGTATAATTTATTTTTATCACCATTTTTTTACTTGTATTCAAAAATAATTGTAAAAGCATATAATGATTTTATAAAAATAGAAAGAATATTAGAAATAATATGGGAAAAAATAAAGTTAGATTATAATTATATAAATAGAGATGGAATAAATTATGTTCAATTAGTTTTACAATTTAATTGTAAAGATTGTAATTCAAAAATATTAGATAAAATTATAGATGAAATATTAATTAATAGTCCAAATGAAAGTTGGTTACAATTAAATTTAAATAAGGAAACACCTCTTTTTTATTTAGTAAAATATCCAATTGATAAATATATTAAATATATAAAAAATAAAAAATTAAATATAAAACAACAAAATAACAAGGGAGAAACTGTTTTAGATTTTGCATCTAAAGAATGGGCTGATGAATTAACTAAATTAGATAATTTTGAATTAGATGATATAGTTAAATTAGATTTACAAAAATATCAACATTATACTATATTTACAGCTAAACCAATAGATGTTATTATTTATTTTATTTATTTATCAACTAAATATAAAAATTTATATATTCCAAAATTAAATAAGAATGAAAAATATGATATTGATTATCCTTGGATGATAATATATGAAAAAGAAGTAACATTTGAAAAAGGAAAATTTAGTATATATCCAAATTTAAATTTAAATATAAATAATATAAGAAGAGAAAAAAAGTATGATTATGCTATATTATTTTTAGGTCAATTACTTGAAAATAATGCAAAACATGCAAATATAATATTATATGATTTTAAAAATTTAAGTATTGAAAGATTTGAACCATATGGTGATGATGGAATTGAAAATGAAATAGATGATTTTTTAGAAGAAACATTGACTTATAATACAGGTATGACATATTTAAAACCGAGTAAATATTTACCAAAACCTGGTTATCAATTATTATCAAATGAATATGATATTGAGAATCAAAAAAATGGAGATTTTGGAGGATTTTGTTTAGGATGGTGTATATGGTATATAGAACATAGAATTAAAAATAATAATATTGACCCGATAACATTAAATAAAAAAACATTAGAAAAAATATTAAGATTAGATAATTCAATAGTAGAATTTATTAGAAACTATTCTAATACACTCTTTAATAAAAAATTACAAATAATTAAAAAAATTTGCCCAGATTATACATGTGTTAAAAATATTTCAAATATGATTTTACCAGAAGATATAAAAGATAAAATATATAATTATGCTAATAAATTTTTTAGTTCTAATAAATAAATGTATATTAAAAGATATAAAAGATAAAATATATAATTATGCTAATAATTTTTTTAGTTTTAATAAATGAATGATTAAATGTGTATCAGAATTTATATATTTTCAATAAGTTCTGCAATGTCATCAATATCATTAATTACTTTTTCTTTTTTATTTGCAATTTCACTTTCCATCATAACTGTAGTTCCTATTTGTTCTATAGCATTTATTTGAGTAAGTTCGCCATTTTTTGCAAGTTTTTTTTTATCATCTGGTGAATATTTGTGAATAATATAATACTTGTTTTTATCAATTAAGGCTTGAAGAAGAACAAAATCACCTGGTGTTATTCGTTGTTTATGAGGACCTTTAATAAGTTTTCCAGCTAATGCTGCATTTATTGTTGAATTATCAAGGAATCGGCACTCAAAACGACAATTTCCTGTGGCACGTACAACTTCTCCATATTTTTCGCCTTGACTTTGGTCTTTTATAATTAACTCTTTACTATTAGTAACACGGTCTTTATTATGTTTTTTTTGATGAGTAGCCATATTATACAATTATATAAATATTTATTTAAATAATATTTTTTTTCAATTTTTAATTTATAATTATAATAAAGTAAAAAGTTTTAATTATGCAGAACACATATCACATAATTCTCCATTTTCTGGTTTTTTAAATTTTTTATCAACGTTTTCATTTAATTTTTTAATATTTGGATCAATAGTAATTTTAGTAGCATCTTCTGCCGGTCTAGTGCGAAGATAATAAATACCAGTTTTTAAACCATTTTCCCAAGCATATATATGAGATGAATATAATTTTTGATAATCAGGAATAGACATAAAAATATTCATACTTTGTGTTTGGTCAATATAAGGACTACGAGCAATAGCATTTTTAAGTGTCCAAATTTGTTTAATTTCCCATATAGTTGGGTATAATCTTTTAATTTGTTCTGGTATTCCATTTATTTCTTGAATAGATCCTTTATATGCAAGAATTAAATCTTTTATATCACTAGACCAAAGACCAATTGATAATAAATCATCCATAAGATAACTATTAACAACAGGAAAATCACCTGCTAAAGTTCTTCTTGTATAAATACTATTAGTAAACATTTCAAAACATTCATTATTACCTAAAATTTGACTAGTTGATGCAGTAGGCATTAAAGCAGTTAATTGCGAATTACGAACACCATAAATAGCAATTTCTTTTTTTAGTTCATCCCATTTTTCTGTCATAGAAGGTTTAATATTACACATATCAAATTGTAAAATTCCTTTAGAAAATGGTGAGTTTTCAAATGTAGAATAAGCACCAGGATATTTATTATTATTTATTTCATATTTACAAGGTATCATTTCATGATATAAATTATTTAAATCTTTATCTTGAAGTTGAAAATTTGAATCATAAAATTCAGGCACTTCTACTTTAGATTCAATTAATTTTTTCATTTTATCATGTCGAGATTTAGCAATATCAACTGATGCTTTCAAACAAGCATAATAAATTGATTCCATCATTCTACCATTAAATGTAATTGCTTCATCTGAATCAAATGCAATCTTTAATGAAACAATTGCATCTGCAAAACCTTGAATACCAATACCAATAGGACGATGTCTCATATTTGAATATTTTGTTTCTATTGTTGGATAATAATTTAGATCAATTACTTTGTCAACATTTTTAGAAGCAATATAAGTTATTTCTTCTAATTTTTCAAAATCAAAACTATTACGAGCCATATAAAATAGTTCATTAAAATTATTAAGTTTCTTTTTACCATAGAATACAACTGGTAATTCTTTAATTTCTTTTAATTCATCTAAATTAGAATTTTCTTTTAATTCATCTAAATTAGAATTTTCTTTTAATTCATCTAAATTAGAATTTTCTTTTAATTCATTTAAACCAGAATTTTCTTTTAATTCATTTAAACCAGATTTTTCTTCAAAATCCCATTTATGATATTTCAAAAAATTTCTAATATATCTTGAATTTTTGCAAAGTGGTTTGCTATAAAAAATAAATTTTTCTGTAGGTTTAAATTTTTTTACACAAGAATTTACAGCAATTGACGCAAGATTACATACAGCATATTCTTTATGATCAGAATATAAAAGTATTTCAGCACATAAATTAGATGATTTAATAGTACCAATATTTTGTTGATTTGATTTACGATTTGCAGTATCTTTAAATACAATATAAGGTGTACCAGTTTCAAGTTGTGACTCTAAAATTGCTTTCATTACTTTACGAGCTTCATATTTGTGTCTATATTTTTTTTCTTCAACATATTTATTATAAAGTTCTTCAAACTTTTCACCCCAAGAATCAGCTAATCCAGGACATTCATCTGGACAAAAAGTATACCAATCACTATCTTCCTGAATTTTTTTCATAAATAAGTCAGGCATCCAAATAGCTAAAAATAAATCACGTGCACGCTCTGTTTCTGCACCAAAATTTTTTCTTAAATCTAAAAATGCAATAATATCTGGATGCCATGGTTCCAAATAAATTGCAATGCTTCCTTTACGCTTACCTCCATTATGTACTAGTCCTGCTTGTGTTAAATAATTATGATTATTCATTATTTCCAAGTCATAAACAACTTCATCAATAGTTTCATTAGAAATTTCTTTTATTCTAGTATATAGCATATCGTTATGTTTAATATATTTAACATATTTACTCTTTTCAATTCCTAATAAAGTTGTAATTTCATCAACTTTAGGAATTCTTAGTATATATGTTTGTTTTCTTGTTACTATGTTTTTACTTTCACTTACTTCTCCTATTCTGTCTCGTGAATAACCAGATACAAGAATTCCCATTTTTAGGAGAATATATTTAATTCCATCTATTACATTTTGGCTAGTCATTTCAATTTGAATTTCTTTACCAATAGAACCATCTGTTTCTAACAAACCTTTTATAATCCATTTGGTTTTTTCAATTGGTAGATTAAGCATATTATAATCAAAACATTTTTCATCATTAACATCATATAACTGAGCTCTTACAAATTTAAATTTACTTGAAATCATCCATCGAATTTGATTTACAGACTCTGTTTTGTTAACCCAGTAATGAATACAATTTTGATCAAGATATTTTTTTGTAAATTCAAGTAGTTTATCTTTTTTAAATCCTAAAGTTAAACCACACTCTTGTTTCTTCTGATTTTTACAAATATGTCCATCACCCAACATTAAACCATACATATAACAATCAGTTTCATCTAAACTTGGATTGTCAACAAAATGTTTTGGAATTGGAAATCCTATCAAATCATCTTTTGTTATTTCTTTAGCATCAACCCAATCACCAGATACAAGTCCTTTTTCTAATCTATTTACAATTACTTTAAAATTTGTATTAGATGGTTGATTTTTAACAACCCAAAATGGATGTTCTGGAGTTACTTTTATATTTTCATAATCATGAGTAATTTTGATATTTAAAATTTCTTTGTTATATTCATCACAATATACTTTTTTAACTTCTTGTAAACTACCATCTTTTGTATAAACTTTATCTCCTGGTTTTATATTTTTCATTGAAATTAATCCTTTTTCAGTAAAAACTTTAACTTCACTTGTAAAACATTGATTAATATAACGTGCTATTTCATTATAGACTTTGAGCATTGGAATAATTCCAGAACTAGGTCCGTTGGTTCCTCTAATTAAACTATCTTTAGCACGAATATTAGAAACGTGTAGTCCAATGCCTCCTCCCCATTTAGAAATTTTAGATACTGAATCCCATGTATGTGTAATTCCTTCAATTGAATCATCTGTGCCTAAAAGGTAACAGGATGAACATTGACTTCTTTTATTTGCAGAGTTAAATAGTGTTGGTGTTGCGTGAGTATAGTATCCCATAGATAACATATCATATGTTATTTTAATACCATCTAAATCTCCTTGATTTAAAAAAGAAGCAACTCTCAAATACATATCTTGTGGTCTTTCAATAATATCATTTTTAATTTTTAATAGATAAGCTCTTTCAAGAGTTTTAAATCCAAAATAATCAAAATAATAATCTCGTTCATAATCAATTATAGCATTAATTTCTTTCTTGTTTTTTTTAATCCAAGTTAACCATTTTTCATCAAACAAATTAAGATGTTTTTGAATAAAAATCATTTTATCAACAAAATGATTTGTTGTTTTTTTATGTAAACTACTTACTAAAATTCTTCCAGCTAATTTACTATAATAATGATGTTGAGTTGATAGATTAACACAAATTTCAGCAGATTGTGTGTCTAATTCAGTAGTTGTAATGCCACTAAAAATAGTGGCGACTACTTTTTGTGATATCAATATTGGATCAATATAATCTAATTCTTCATTTTTAATTAATTTTTTAATACGTGTTGTAATCTTATCAAATTTAATAAGTTCTTGAGTCCCATTTCTTTTTGTTACGAACATTATTGGATTAGACATTATAATAAAATATATTTTAAACAATTTTTTTTTAAATATATTTTATTTAGTTTATATTTAGTATTACACCTTTTTCAGTATTTAGTATTAATTAAATTTTTCTTTTAACTGGTTATATTTTAATTTATATTTCAAGTATTTTTCATAATATTTACTTTGATTAAAATTATTTTTATAAGTCAAGTATTTATTATTTACTTGTGGTTCTGTTTGTACTAATTTGGCTTCGGCTCTGGCTTCGGCTCTGGTTGCGAATGCTAATCGTGTTTGTGCTTCTGATTGTGCTAATTCGGCTTCGGTAGCGGTTCTAGTTGCGGCTTCTAATCGTGTTTGTGCTTGGGTTTGTGCGTCTACTGCAGCTGTGGCTTCTAATTCTGCTTCGAATTTGGCTTTGTCTAACATATTACAAAATTCCTTATAATTTCTACATTCTGTTACTTTTGTAAATTCCGCTAAATCAAACTCAAGAGGGTTAGTGTCAGGATGATTTTGTGCGATCCATTTCAATGCTTTTTTATTACTATCTAAATTATATTTACACATTGTTTCATTGCATGTTTTTACTGAATTTAAATAATTTTCTATAATTTCTAATTTCTTATCGATGTTAAAAAAAAACCTTAATAATATAAACCAATAATAAAATATTCTATTGTCTTCGCGTATATCTATATAATTATCGACTATATTTATTTCTAATGCTTTATTAGTTATTAGATTAAGTAAAAAAAGGTTTCCATATAAAAATATATATTTTAAAAAGTCGTCTGTGTTTGATTGCGGGGGGGGTGGGGGGGCTGTGCCTGCGGCTGCTTCTGCTTCTTCTGCTTCTTCTGCTGCTGCTGCTGCAGCAGCTGCTGCGCCGGCAGCGTTGGTGGTGGCTACTACTTTTGCAGCGGCTGCAGCTGCGGCGGCGGTGGCGGCTTCTGCTTCTCTGTATGCTTGGGATTGTACTGTTTCTGCAGCTATGGCAGCTTTTTTTGCTACTTCAACAGCTGCTACTGCTTGTTGTATTTGTGCTTGGTTTTGTCTATTTCTGGTAGGTAGTAATCCGAATATTTGTGGTGCTGTTTGTGATATATTTAATCTTGGAGATACTAATTGTTGTATTAGTTGTGATATTGGTGGCGATGGTATTGCTATTGGTGGTTGTGGTGGTGGTGCTAGTGGTAGTGCTAGTTGTCCTCTTGGTGGTCTTTCTACTGCTACTGGTAGTGTTGGTAGTGCTTGTAGTGCTACTGGTAGTGCTGGTGGTGCTGTTTGTGATATATTTAATCTTGGAGATACTAATTGTTGTATTAGTTGTGATATTGGCGGCGATGGTATTGCTATTGGTGGTTGCGGTGGTGGTGTTAGTGGTAGTGCTAGTTGTCCTCTTAGTAGTCTTTCTACTGGTAGTGCTGGTAGTGCTTGTAGTGCTACTGGTAGTGCTGGTGGTGCTGTTTGTGATATATTTAATCTTGGAGATACTAATTGTTGTATTAGTTGTGATATTGGCAGCGATGGTATTGCTATTGGTGGTTGCGGTGGTGGTGTTAGTGGTAGTGCTAGTTGTCCTCTTAGTAGTCTTTCTACTGCTAGTGCTGGTAGTGCTTGTAGTGCTACTGGTAGTGCTGGTGGTGCTGTTAGTGCTAGTTGTCTTCCTGCTGGTCTTTCTACTGATACTGGTTCTGGTATTTGTGCTAGTGCAGGGGTTAGGACTGGGGTTAAGACTGGGGTTAGGGCTGAGCTTAGGGCTGATGTTAAGGTTAATGTTAAGGCTAGGGTTGGGGTTAGAGGTGAGGCTTGTATTTGTCCTAGTATTGTTTGTATTTGTACTCTGGATATGCCTGGTATTTGTTCCAGTAGTACTTTTTGTTGTGCTGTTGTCATGTCTTGTTCTCTTGCTAGTAGTGATTGTATTTGTACTCTGGATATGCCTGGTAGTTGTTCCAGTAGTGGTCTTCCTACTGATGCAAAGTTGTCTGATAGGGCTAGTTGTCCTCTTGTTTGTGGTCTTCCTACTGATGCAAAGTTGTCTGATAGGGCTAGTTGTTCTGTTGTTTGTGGTCTTCCTACTGATGCAAAGTTGTCTGATAGGGCTAGTTGTCCTCTTGTTTGTGGTCTTCCTACTGATGCAAAGTTGTCTGATACGGCTAGTTGTCCTCTTGTTTGTGGTCTTTCTACTGATGCTAGTGCTGGGGTCAGGGCTGGGGTTAGGGAGGAGGCTTGTATTTGTGCTGTATTCATGTATTGTCTTCTTGTCGGTGCTCCTTGTGCTCCTGTTGGTGCTCCTGGTACTCCTGCTATTGTTGCTTTTTCTAAGTCTTGTACGGCGGCTTTTAGTTTTGCATCGGCTCTTTCAGCGGCTCTATATGCGGCATTTGCTCGTGCATATGCTTGGACTTTTGCTTCTTCTGCAGCTATAACTTCTTCTTCCGCTTCGTTTTTGGCTTTTTCTAATATATTACAGTATTCTTTATATTTTCTACACTCTTTTACTTTTGTATATTCATCTATATCCGTCATAGGGTTTTTGTCTGTATGATTTGAAACCACCCATTTCTTAGATGTACTTTCATCAAATAAATTATATTTACACATTGTTTCATTGCATTTTTTTATTAAGTTTAAATATCTTTTTATGATATTTAATTTTTGAGGGGTATAAAAGTTTAAATCTTCATACATTTTTTGCCTATTTTCTGGGGTTATATCTATATACTCATCAGGTACATTATTTAATTCTTTATTAATTACTTCATTAAGTAAAGAAATGTTTCCATATAAAAATATATATTTAAAAAAATTTTCTTTGTTCTCTAAGTCTGGGGAGGGAGGTGGGGGGGGTGTGCCTGCAGCGACTGCTTCTGCGGTGGCTGCTTCTGCTGCGGCTGCTTTTGCTGCAGTAGCGGTGGCTTGTGCTTTTGCCCTAGCTGCGGTTACAGCTATGATTGCTGCTTCTACTTCTGCTTGTGCTCTTATTGTGGCTTCTGCTTCTGCTTTTACTTCTGCTTCAGCAGCAACTACTGCTGCTATAGCAGCTTCTAGTGTTGGTGCTGCTCCTCCTGGTGGTGGTGGTGGTGGTGGTTGTGGTGGTTGTGGTCGTCCTCCTGGTGGTAGTAGTAGCGGTGGTCGTCCTCCTGGTGGTAGTAGTGGTGGTCGTCCTCCTGGTGGTAGTAGTGGTGGTCGTCCTCCTGGTGGTAGTACTTGTGGTCCTCCTGGTGGTCCTCCTGGTGGTAGTAGTGGTGGTGGTGGTCCTCCTCCTGGTGGTAGTGGTGGTGGTCCTCCTCCTGGTGGTAGTAGTGGTGGTGGTGGTCCTCCTCCTGGTGGTAGTAGTGGTGGTGGTCCTCCTCCTGGTGGTAAACCAAGTAACATTA